GGTGATATTAGCCCCTATGTTGCCGAGCAAAGACTCAATCAATTTATCGCCCAAAGAGACGAACTCACTCGTAGCGTTAATGTTTACGTTCAAGCGCCTAGCGCAATAGATCAGACAGGATTTACCCGAGCCGTAGTAGACGCTCTCAATAGCGTCGAATATCGTCAAGGTGGCGGAGCTAGCCAATTGGTTGGACGATGACCCTTTGGAATCCAGATTACCGAATAAAGGTAAACGGCTACACAGTAACCGATGCAACCTTAGCCGGACTAACTGTCTCATCAGGCCGGACAGATATTTACTCACAGCCTCAAGCTGGCTACGCCAATTTTAGTTTATTAGTTACAGACCTTTCTTATGTGCCCTATGAAATTAATGCCCCATTAACTATCGAAGTCAAAGACTCGACTGGCACTTATGTCTTTTTATTCGGCGGCTTCGTTACCGATGTTGCAATTGAAGTAGCAACGGCAGGATCTACGGCAACAAGTCAGAGAGTCAATATAGTCGCTGTTGGCGCTTTGGCTAGATTGGCTAGAGCTTTATATCAGGGTAACTTAGCGAGTGATTTTGACGGCGACCAGATTTACGCTGTGCTTCAGGATTTACTAGTTAACAACTGGGATGAAGTTCCAGCTGCTTTAACTTGGAATGATTATGACCCAACTGTTACTTGGGCTAATGCGGAAAATACGGGATTGGGCACAATAGACCAACCGGGAGATTATGAGTTAGATTCTCAAAATAATCTTAAGCAAAGCGTTTACAGTTTAATCAGTTCTTTAGCGACTTCGGGTCTTGGTTATATTTACGAAGATGCTCAAGGTCGAATCTGCTACGCCGACTCTACTCACCGCACTCAGTATCTAGCCGCTAATGGATATATAGACCTAGACGCTAATCACGCGCTCGGCTCTGGCCTAGTCGTTAGCCGACGGGCTGGCGATGTTAGAAATTCAATAACCATCAATTATGGTAGCGCAGGAAATCAGTCAGTAAGCGACTCGGATGCAGAATCGATGGCTGAGTATGGCGAGTTAGCCAATATCATTAACACAACCCTCAAGAATCAAACTGACGCTGAAGATCAGGCAGCCTTCTATTTAGGCATTAGAGCTTGGCCTCAATATGCGCTCAAGAGCATAACTTTCGAGCTTCAGAGTCCAGAGATTGACGATAACGACCGCGATGCGTTGCTAAATGTATTTATGGGGATGCCAGTCAATATTGCCAACCTTCCAGCTAATATGACTAACGGCCAGTTTCAAGGCTTCGTCGAGGGTTGGACTTGGACTGCTGGATATAACCGACTTAGAGTCACTCTTAACGTCTCACCTCTAGCCTTCTCCATTCAGACTGCTAAATGGGAAGATGTAATAAATACCGAATTGTGGAATACGATTTCGTCTGGCTTGGAGTGGTTAGACGCTACAATAGTCGCCTAAAGGAGAACAATGGCAAACACAACCAACTTCGGATGGGAAACCCCTGACGATACAGATTTAGTTAAAGATGGCGCAGCTGCTATGCGCACACTTGGAAACGCCATCGACGCTTCTTTCGTTGATCTAAAAGGTGGCACAACCGGCCAAGTATTAAGCAAAACTTCTAACACAGATTTAGATTTTACTTGGGTTACTTCTGACGACGCTAATGCAATTCAGAACGCGATAGTAGATGCTAAAGGTGATTTAATCACCGCAACCGCAGCAGATACACCAGCTCGCCTAGCAGTTGGAAACAACGGCGAAACACTCGTAGCAGATAGTTCCGCTACCACCGGATTGAGATGGCAAGGTAATTTTGCTGCTGGTAAGAACGCAATTATCAACGGAGATTTTAATATCTGGCAACGAGGAACTTCATTTACTTCCGTAAACGGCAATTATTCGGCAGACCGCTTTATTTCATCTACAAACAAAACAGTTACGATTAGTCGCCAATCATTTACGGCAGGAACTGCTCCGGTGTCTGGATACGAATCTACTTACTTTTTACGGATGGCACAAAGTGCAAGCGGTAGTTTTTATGCCCTGCAACAACGGGTAGAAGATGTCAGAGTTTTTGCAGGACAGACAGTTACATTATCCTTTTGGGCTAAAGCCAATGCAACAGTTGCCAATAAGGCTGGCATTGTCCAGAATTTTGGCTCTGGCGGTTCTGCTTCGGTAGACAATTATTCTTCATCATTTAATATAACTACTTCTTGGGCAAGATATACATACACAGTCACTTTGGGTTCAATGAGTGGTAAAACAATAGGAACAAACAGTTATTTAATGGTTCAACCAATTCTCACAGAAAACTCAACCGCTCACGACATTGACCTTTGGGGCGTTCAGTTAGAAATAGGCTCAACTGCCACCACTTTCCAAACAGCCACCGGAACACTCGCAGGGGAGTTGGGCTTGTGCCAAAGATATTTACCATCAATTTATGGCGGTTCTTATGCTGGTTATGCTTATGCCACTAACTCAATTCTTTATGCTATTCCTTTTCCAGTAAAAGCAAGAGTAGCGCCAACCGGCATTACAGTTACCGGAACTTGGACAGGTTATTCGCTCAATACAGGAAGCAATTTTACTCCTACTTTCAATCTTGCCGATATGTCAGGTGCTTCTATTGATTCAAATGGTGGCAGAGCGATTACAGCAGGACAAGGTTCAAGACTTGAAAGTTCAGGCGGAGTGATTCTATTTACAGGATGTGAGTTATAAATGGAAATTGAAATCTATCTAAATACAGCAGGACAAGAATGTGTCAAATGGACAGATGAAAATGGCGCAGGTCATTCGATGCTCAAATCCGCTTATGATGAACTAAAAGCCGCTAAAGAGGCAAGCGGAACACTCTCATAGAAGTATGGCGAAACTTTGTCGAGCTGGAATTCAATTACGGGAGCAAATAGACGATGATTATCCGAGCCGCGATCGCCGTAGTGATGGCTGGATTGCTGATGCTCGCCATCTCGCTAAAGGCACTTCAGACCATATCCCGGTTAATGGAATCGTCCGAGCAATCGATATAGATGCCGACCTTCAAGCTCACAAGGAAGAAGCGCATAGCCTCGCAGAGAAAATCCGTAAGTGCGCCAAGCGCGGCGACAAGCGCATTAAATATGTTATCTATGATGGGCGGATTGCGTCATCTATCCTCCGGTGGAAGTGGCGTAAATACAAAGGCGCAAACCCTCACCGCTCTCACATTCATATCAGCTTTAACCCGTCCGGGGATTCCGACGGATCTTGGTTTGACCTTGAAGGAGAAAGATGAAAGACCTAATCGCTAAAATCAAAACCCCAGAATTTAAGGAAGCGTTTAAGGATTACTGCCTAGCAATTGCAGCTTCAGGCGTAACTCTTGGCGTCTCATTCCTTCTCGACTTCGCTCCAGAATACGCAGTTTTAATCGGTGCTATTACAGCTCCAGCTTTACGCTGGGCAGATAAGAATTCCAAACAATATGGACGCAAATAACATAGCGGCCTTCGTAGCCTCAGTTCTTGGCTCAATTGGCCTACTAATCGCCGGGTTACGATACATAATAAAACTTGAAAACCTTCCGCTAATTTCGAGACTTGATAAGTTAGAATCTACCCTTGAAATCGCTTTAGCGGAAAGGATTAAGAGTGGCACAAAGAAAACGCGTCGCTAAGAAGCCTGTTAAACGCCGTAAGCGCACAGTTAAAGAACTTCCTACAAAGCTTGACTTTTGGGCTATTGCAGCTCAAGAGATTTACAAATCCTGCCGTAAAGCCGGAATGAGTGAAGAACTAGCTCTTGCCTTTGCTATGGATAGAGACAGTTGGCCGGATTGGGTAGTAGACCCTTCAGATCCTATTAAGAAAATAGGATGGGAAGACGGCGAGGAAGACGTCTAATTTACTTTAGAGAGGTCGAACTCTTTGAGGCGCTAAAGGCCGAATTCCCGGACTTAACGCCACTATCGGCGACCGACCGCGCTGATGGCATAACCGGCGATGCTTACATCGAACTCAAGTGCCGTAGAACCCATTATCCGACTCTTATGATTGAGCGCAAGAAGTGGCAATACTTGGCCGAAATAAGGGCTAGAACGGGCGCTAGAACGCTTTATATCAACTCGACGCCTAAAGGTATCTACGAGTTCGATTTAGGGGCTATAAACGAGCCTGAATGGCTTTGGCAAAACCTACCTAGTAAGACTGATTTTGCGGGATCTCAACAGATAGGGAAGTGGGTCGGATATTTAGACCTGCGACACTCCCGACTCCTACTTGCCTAAATAGATTTATCTAAATACATTTAGCCAGTAAATCCATTTACCTAGGATTTGCAAGGGAGCTAAATGATAAATAAAGTCGATTTAATTCGATTTGATGCCCAGTCCGGAGCTTGGACTGATGGTAAAAATTATGTTAAAGGCCAGATAATCAGGCGATATGCAATTGAGAATTTAGGCCGCAAAGCTGGCCGGGGGCGTCTATCCCGGAAAGAAATCTCTGACTATTGGCTAGATAGATTCGGGGTGAGTGCAGATGTTGAGTAATTTAGTTATTTACTTCTTAACAGCCCTATTGGTTTATCAGGCTTACAAAATCGAAGGCAGAGAAGATAGAGCCTTCCGTAAAGGATATGAAAGGGGGCTAAAGGATGGACGAGGAACTTATGGAAAGGTCAATAAATGAGTGGATTGAAGACGCTCGAGACATCCTTAACGACCGGGGTTTCGAATATGGTGATCCGAGAGACAATTTATTACGCATTTACCAAATCGGAAAGTGTCTCGGTATTCAGCTGCGAGACCCATCTGACGTCGCTTTGCTTTTTATCGCGACGAAGCTCTCAAGAATGGTGGAAAGTCCGGGGAGGGAGGATTCGTATATCGACCTTATTGGATACGCCGCAATCTTATCCAGAGTCAGATTTACCGATTGGAGCGACTTTGACTCTTTTGAGAAATAGCAACCCGTCTCAATGGTGCGATATCTGTAAGCAACGCTACGGATCTCATCGAGGCGAATGGAACTTAAAGGCCCAAAAGCCTGCTTATTGGAAATGCGTTAGCCAGAGTCCATTAAGGAAAAACCAAGTCCGTTTTTACTGTCTGGATTGTGCTAACGAGATTCAGAACTGGCCTGATGGCACATTTTATTCATTAAAAGAACAGCTCTTAGATGGTCTAAGAGGAGCAACAGAAAGGTTAAATTTAGATGTCGAATTACCTAGATAATTACGTTGGAGTTTGGGAACGCTTTGCAGAATTCACAAAGGCGCATCCGGACTATCGCGTTAAAACTCACGTATTGGCCGAATCACTAGCGAAGGAGTGCGATGTTTATATCGTCAAAACTGAAATCTTTAGAACTGAAGTTGATGCTAATCCTTGGACGACGGGTCTATCTTCAGAAGTCAAAACAAAACAGTATGCCCTGGAACTTGCAGAAACTGGCAGCTTGCAGAGAGCTTTACAGTTGGCTGGATACTTGGCAAAGCCAAATGGGTCTAAACCCAACCAGAGCCACTATAAACCAATTCAGACAACATCAGAAAAACTGGCAGAGTTCGTTAAAGAACAAAGACCAGAAGACCCAGAACCAATAGTCCATAACATTCAACACCTAGTAG